ATACCCAAGGGTGTATAACTTGATGCCATATTAAGCTGCTTCTCCTGTTACGTCGTTATAGCTTGTATTTGAGCCTGTTGCAACATCTGAATACGATGTATTCGAACCTGTTGAAATATCACTATACGACGTGTTTGAACCGGTGTCAATATTAGCTAAAGCTATGACGTCTACTGCCCCTACACTAACTGTAGCTGATTGTCCAGTTAATCCCATAACTTGATCTGCAGGATCTATAGTGCCCACAGAACCTGTTGCAGAAACACCCGTTAATCCCATGACATCTGCAATCTCTAAACTACCTACAGAACTGGTTGAAGCTTGTCCTGTTAAAGTTACAACAGAAGAACCTAGTCCCACTAAAGAACCTAAAGTAGTTTCTATGTTCAATCCTGTTAAAATAGCTGCATCGTTTGGTACAACTACAGAACCAATTCCTGGTGTTATTGCAAAACCTGTTAAATCTGCTTCGTGTGAGGTTACACCTAATGCAGTTCCTTGTGATGAAGTTATTCCAAAACCTGTAGGTGATACGTCTTCATTTGGTGCAACCGCTGTTCCTTGAGCCACAGTGGTTGATTGTCCTGTTAATCCCATAAATTGATCTGCAGGATCTATTACACCTATCGCTGCCGTTGAAGATAATCCAGATACAGCAAAAGATACATCTATAACATTTGTAATTGAATTAACTGATGATTGAAAAGATACACCACCAACTTCTACAGTTTTAGGTATGACCGGTGATATAGATCCAACAGAAGATGTAGATGAAACTCCTGTTAAAGCAAAAGATAAATCTATTACATTACTAATTGTTCCAACTGAAGTTGTAGAGGATACACCTGTTAGTGAAACTGTTTCGTCGGCTAAGTTTCCCCACTCACTATCGTTCCATGCTTTTGCACCCCAACCAGTTGCAAGGACTGCATCACGGTTCCAATACGCTTGGCCCCAGGTGAATCGACCCCATCCTGATTGAACCGACATGGTGGTCCTCCTATGCTAA